ATCTAAAGCTCTATTAATTCTTTCTTCTTCTTCTGGCGTATAATTGCCAAATAAAATTTTCTTTTCATTAACACCACTTACATAAGCTAAAATTAACGTTTGAATTTCACTGGCTTTCATTTCGGTTGCCACAAACAACACTTTTCGATAATCAATTTGATTTACATCTCCACGTAAAATTACTTTACCGCTTTTATCTATATATGGCATACTAATTGAACAAGCATTACCAACCATAAAACGGGTTTTGCCCACACCTGATGGTGCGCTATAAAGATATAATTTTCCTAAACGCGCTCCTCGACCAGCATAGTTCAAAATCTCTCCATCCATAGGTAAACCTACTTCCGGACATTCTTTTAATTCTGCTACTAATTCACGCATACCTTTAGTTGCCACTTGAGAAGTTCCTTGGTCTTTACCAATATGAAGATTTTCAATTTCAACTAAATGCGCACGAACAGTTTCAATAATTTTGTCTAATGAAATTCTATTTAATTTCTCATTTTCTATATCTCTATTTAAAGCGTCTTTCTTTGTATCATAAAATTCAGATGTATCAATACCAATGCTTTCTAAATCTCTTAATACTGAAAACTTCTTTAATCGACCATAATAAAAGTCAAACTGCTTCTCATCACTGCCATCACTAGTTTGATAACATTGAGTTACAAATTCATAACCTCTATCTTTTTTATACGCTTCATATTGTGTATCATATTGTTTTAGATATAAATCTACATCTTGCGGAGAAATTTGCGCCACACCTGTTTGAGCCATATTGTATATAGCATAAAAAACCATCTGATGCAATGGGATGCTAAAATCGGTCTTTACAAAGGCATAGCGATCATCTTGCAATAATGATGGTTTTCTCATTAACCAACTCAATACATAAACAGAAGCATTACGGTCGAACAAATCTTTTTTAATGATTTTGTCCATCGTCTTCATCTTCTCCTTTTACGTTGATTTCAGAAATATCAAGTTTTTTCGGTTCCCTCTTACGTCGAGGCACGCTATTAACATTGAATATAATATTATTGTCTTGAATCTCGATTACCTTCCGAGCTTGCTCGGCTTGTCTTTGTTGGTCAAGTTCCAACTGTTTAAAATATTGTTCGGCTTGTTCTCGAACATTTAGTACAAACCATAAACCATATAATGGATCTATCTTACATTGTCTTACTTCTACGTACCAATCAATACAACGAGCAATTTCTTTTAATGTCATATCGTTTTCTAATACAAACTTATTAATTTGTTTATTAAAGTTAGGAGGGATGGACTGAACGCCCATCAACTCCTTAATTAATTGCTCTAATTCGGCACGCGAATATCTTTTACCATTCGTTGCCATAAAGACCTCCTATTTTATCATTTTTAATACTTCTGCTAAAAATGTATCTAGTTTCTGTAAATTCTTTCCGTCTTCAGCAATTACTAATGAAGATAATCTCTTACCTGGGAATAATTCCGTAATATATTGATTAACTAATTCTGCAACAGCGGTTTGATCTTGTCTGCCTAATACTTCTTTATATGAGTTAATAACTTTTTCTTGTATTACTCTAAAATTTTCGGCGTCTAATTCTTTAGTTACTAATTGATCTGCACGATTCATTGCATCCTTAATTTTCTTCATTTGTTCTTCTTGAAGTTTGATTAAATTTTCTTTTGTATCAGTTGGTAAATCTTCACCTTGATAAACATATAAACCTAAACCATGACGAGCACATGCTTTAACAAATGCACGTTGAATTGCTTTGTTTACTGCTACAGATGTAACAGTTGCAAATGGAACAGAATTTTGATGATTGTCCATAACTGCTAAAATTTCTACTTCTTCGATGCCGCAAATTGTTACACCAACTTTAACCCAACAAGTTTTACCATCTGTGAAATATGGATATTCAGTTTTAAAAGTATTTGTTACAACATTTCGTACACCTGTATTTACATCTGTTATTTCACGTGTTTCAGTAGTTTCTACTTCTCTTGTATAGATTTTATATTCTGCATCTGGATACTTTGTTCTTAAAATCTCCCATGCATTAGCCCAACTTAAATAAGATAATCCTAATTTCTTTTTAATACGTTCGCCTAAATCAATTGCGTTTAACTCTTTAAAAATTTGTTGTCTAGTTTCTAATTGTTCTTTAGTCATCATTTTTCTCCTTTATCTTATTTTTAAAATGGGCGATAAAAATCTTACCGCCCTAAATAATTGTTTAAATCAAACTTGTTTGTCTTGATGTTACTGGAATAGTTGGACCTTGTACGGCAGCAACACTTGATGTGTTTTCAGCGGCACTTTTTGCGGCAGCAGCAATAGTTGCGTCTTTTGCCTTATAAGCTGAAATTAAGTTTGTGATTACTTCTGATGGGTAAGCACCTTCTTCAATTGTGAATGGATTGCTTCCACCTGTAATATAGAATCCACTAATTGTATTAGTATAAGTTTTAGTGATTGGAGCACCAAATCCACCTTTCTTATCTTCAACAACAGTTGTTTCTTCAATGCTCATTAAATCGCCTTGGATACGAACTGTGTCGCCAACTTTCCAAGAACCAACACCTTCTCTTAATTCAACATTAGTTGGTTGAACATTAAAACCAAATACTGACATATTATCGCCTTTATAGTTTTGTTGACCAATACTAAAGTCATAACGATAGATTTCTCCGGCTTTATTTTTCTTTTCTTCAATAGATTTAACAACAAATCCACTCATAATGAAAGTTGCTGTATCTACAGTAGTTTCTGGAACTACAGAGAAGAATCTGCCTGAAATTGCAGAGAATGAAATCATTTGTTCTTTGTTTTTACTCCAAATACGATTTTCTCTTAATGAACCTGATACTTGAACTTTTTTGCCTTTTGAGTTAGGTAATTCTATATATTGTTTATATAAATTACTTTCTTTATTTTCTTGAGTTAGTCTATAAGTAAAAGCTTCAATTTTAAAAATATTATCTTTTCCTTGTAATGAACTAACTACAGATGCTTTAATAGAAACATATTCTTTATTTCCTTTATCTACACCTGTTTTAACATCTACGTCAGCTAAACGACCAACGATAGATACACTGTTTTCTGCGGCTAATTTTACTTGATCTGCCATAATTTAATTTTCTCCTTTTCTTTTCTTTTAATTTTTTGGACTAATTGGGAAGTCCTTCCCTTTCTGTGTTAAGGAATAAGTTTTATACTCCTTTAATTGAGTTACTCCTTTATTGTTCACAAATGAACGTTCGGTGGAAGCTACCTCATTAACGAGTCCTTTCATTTTTAATGAATTCAATACAGGATAAATGCCCTTAATGTTAAGAATATCTATCAAATCTTTACCGACAATTTGAATATTACCATCTTCAAGACTTTGAAAATATTCCAAAACCTTCATCCCGTTCGGAGTTAAAACGATTTTTTCTTCTTTTAAATTACTATTTTCTTCATTAGTCATCTTACTTTACTCCTTTGCTTTTGGGCTACAATTCATTAATTAGTTTTTCTCATTAATTACATATATATTATACAACATTTTTTTCTTTTTGTCAATATTATTTTACACTATTTGACATCAATTAGCATACGAGTCGATAGCGCGGCTCCAGTAGACATTTTTCCTTTAATAGAAACCTTATTACGATTAATAGCGAATGGTGTTCCCATTTTTGGCATTAGATAAATTGAATCTCTACCATCGTCAAACTTAATTAGTCTAATATTGTCTTCAGGCACAGATTGTCCTTTATTGCCACGTTGATCGCCGCGGTTAAAATCCTTACCATATACTAATTTGGCTTGCCACTTATCGTTTACACTTAATAGTAAATCATTATCACTAATGATGGCGGCACTACTTACAGATGCAAAACCAGTTTTAACTCCTAAAGTTAATTTTGATGCAATCGGTAAATCGCTAATATTAAGGCGTAATACTTTTTCTGTTTCCGCACAATAAATTAATATTGTATCATCATCATTACACTCGTCGGCAAAAATTAGCGCATCATCTTCTTTTAAACGCATTACACGTTCCGCTTTGTTAAATTTATATTCTGAAGCGGCACTAACTTTAATATTGCCGTTTGCCGTAACCGTAACAATTTTACTCTTACCTGCGCGGACAAAACCACTCATAAGTTCGGCGTCATCATTTTTTCCGGCGGCATAAATAAAGCCATTAGCATCGTAAGTTATAATATCTTCTGGTTGATATGCAAAGACTACTTGTTTCAAATTAGATGGCACGAACTTTGTTTTCGCACTAGCACTTAATTCATCGGCACCGACTACTCCATCAGATGTAATAAACCATTCCTTTTTAATAATCGGTTTATCACTAACCACACCTGCAGTTGGACGTGCATAATGAATTTCTGTTAAACGTTCATCTTTACCAAGTATTTTCTTAATTTCGTCTAATTGGTCAGATATAATATGATAACGAGTTTCTTCATTGTCAATAATATCTTTTAACTTAGCTAAAGTTTCTTCTAATTCTTTTTCATCTGCATTAAGCTCCGCTAAATCAAGACGACTTAGGCGGCTTAATTTCATATCTAACACTGCATCGGCTTGTTTATCATTCAAAGTGAATGCGACTTTCAATTCCTTATGTGCGGCGGCACGATTTTCGGCGTTTCTTACAATGTTAATTAATTTATCAATATCACTTAAACATTTTTGTAAACCAAGTGTAACGGTTAGTTTATGATTAGTTTTATCATAATCGTTATGGGCAATACGCGCGATAATTCGGCTACGATAATTAACCCATGCGGCAATTAAATCTTTTAAATTAAGCAATCTAGGCTCACCATTAACAATTACTGTTTGATTAACTTTCACGCTATCTGCTAATCTCGTCTTATTAAATAATATCTCTAAACATTTTTTTACATCTGCTGAACGATTTAAAGTAATAATTATATCAAAGTTATGCGGACCAACTTTGCGCACATCAATATCTTTGAATTCTTCATAACCTTCTTCGATAACAAGTTTCTTTAAAGGCTCTTTAATTCCGCTATCGATTTCTACACCATAAGGTAAATCGTGAAATATAATAGCAGTTTCAGTACCTTTTTTAGTAATATCATAATGCGGTCTAATTTGAAGTGTACCACGTCCAGTAGTATAAATATTTAATAATTCTTCGCCATTAGTAATAATACCACCTGTCGGGAAATCAGGCCCTTTAATGAATTGCATTAAATCGGCTACCGAGCACTCATTTTTATGCGCCATATACCATTTGATAGCAGATGCCACTTCGGTAAAATTATGTGATACTAAATCGCTACTTAATCCTACAGCAATACCACTATTGTTTCCGCATAATAAAAATGGAAATTTTGACGGCAAAGTGATTGGTTCTACAGTTGTTTCATCATAATTAGGTTTAAAATCAACTGCATCTTTATTTAAATCTTCTAACATTAACATTCCAAGAGGTGAAAGGCGACATTCAGTATAACGACTGGCCGCAGCGCCATCGCCTAGTATGTTACCATTATTTCCTTGCATCTCAATTAGCGGATATCTTAACTTCCACCATTGAGAAAGTCTAACAAGTGCGCCATAAACACTTGCATCACCATGAGGTGAATATGCTAATACACGTCCGGCTTCAGTGGCACACTTCTTAGTTGGTTTATCTGGATAAACCTTATCTTCCCATAATGTATATAAAATTTTACGATGTATAGGTTTAAGATTATCTTCAACGCTAGGAATTGCCCTACTTTTTATAACGCTATTAGCATAGACAAGGAAACCCTTTTTAGTTCTCTCGTCTAAATTACTCATTAGGGTCTCCTATTCATTTTTTGGTGCTTCGTTTGATTTAGCTTCTGCGGCTGCCTTAGCTTGTGCTTCAGCAATTTGTGCTTCACTTTGGATTTGATAGTGTTTAGTAAGACTTACCATACTACCATCTGGTTCTTTAATAAATACATTGTCTTCTACAGTTGCTAAACGTTGATTTAATACATTAAAAAATTCCAAAACATTCTTTAGAGGAATTTCGTCTGTAATCATAATGTCTGCCCATCCTGGGATTTTAGGTGTTTGTTTTTG